ACTGCCTGGTTGACTGCTATCAAGGATGAAGAACGACTGCCTGGTGTTCTTGGTATCTGATGGAGTATTTTCCTTATGACCATCTAGTCATTGATGACTTCTTCCCTCCTGAGAAAGCACAAAAACTATCTCAGGAGTTTCCTGATTATGATGACCCATCCTGGTATTTCTACAATAACCCATTAGAAAAGAAGAAGAGTATCAATAACTGGTATGAGTTTCCTCCAGAAACTTATAAAACTCTTACCATGCTGAACTCTCAGGAGTTTCTTGATGTGCTATCTGAGAAGACTGGTATCGAATACTTATATTCAGACATTGGTCTTCATGGTGGAGGATGGCATATTCACTCTAGAGGCGGTAAACTAAACATTCACTTAGACTATTCGATACATCCAAAGACGGGTCTACAAAGGAAACTAAATCTTATTGTATATCTCACAGAAGGATGGAAACCTGAGTGGGGTGGTGGTTTGGAACTATGGTCTCATAACAAGAAGACTAACAGACCACTCAAGAAAGAGAAGACCATAGATAATGTCTTCAACCGTGCTGTTTTATTTGATACGACTCAGAACTCATGGCATGGATTACCACAACCACTAAACTGCCCAGAAGGTATCTATAGAAAAAGTCTGGCGGTCTACTACATGACTGACCCACCAGAAGATATAGACCCAAGAAAGAGAGCTCTATACGCTCCAACAGAAGACCAAGAGAACAACCAAGAAGTATTGGACCTTATTCAACAGAGAGTATTATGGAAAAGCAAGCGAAAATCGTAATGATATCAATGTTTAAGAATGAGTCCACTACCATTGGACGAATGCTTGAATCTTGTTATCAGCATATTGACTATTGGATTCTTCAGGACAACGGTTCTACTGATGGAACTCCTGAGGTTGTCCATGAGTTCTTTAAGGATAAGGGTATACCTGGATTCATTTACAATGTAGAAGAAGGTTGGGTTGGTTTTGGTTGGAACCGTGACCACCTGCTACAGACCTGTTTGAAAACTGATCATGGTTGTGACTGGATTCTCAAGATGGACTGCGATGAATACTTGGAAGTTGATGATGACTTTGACTGGTCTCTACTCAACGACAAGAGTATTCAGAGTTTCCATATTACAGCAACCAACCCAGGTTGTGTCTACTATCGTGCCTGGATGTGGAACGCAAGACTACCCTGGCACTTTAAGCATGATGTAGCACATGAATGTATTGTGTGTGATCTTCCTGGTGTAGGTGAAGAGTTTCAACGTTTTAACCTACCACGTTCTTTTCGCCAGGTAGGAACCAACGACGGTGAGAGTTATACTGTTCCTACCAAGTATGTTAGTGATGCTCTGAAACTAGAAGAACAGCATATCCGTGAAGGTACGATGCTGACTGATACTTATCACTTCTGGTACATTGGTAAGAGTTATCATGATGCTTGTCGTTGTGAAGCATTCCCTCTGGGAGAACTTCAGCAGAAGGAATATGCTCGTCGTTCTATCTTCTACTTTAAAGAATACATGAACTACGTTGCTAACTATGATGAGGTAGGACACACTGGTCAGATATGGGAGATGGGGTACTTTACTCTGTTTGCTATCGGTGAGATGTATCGTTTCCTTGGCGAGTATGAGAATGCTATTGACTCCTGTCTCCGTGCTGGTCCTTTCTGCCCACGAAGAAATGAGCATATTGTAGGACTTGCTGAGTGTTATCGTGAACTGGGAGACTATGAATCAATGTTGACTTTCACTGAGATGCTTGTTGACCCAGAGCGTAAACTACCATTCCCAGAGTTTTACTTCCTGGTCAATAGTAATTTCTACATTGATGGTGGTGGATATGGTAAGTTGTTACATCAAATTGCACAAGAATGCGCTAAGGTAAAATGAAAATAGTACCATCAACAATAAACAGACAACCGAATAAAACTGTATGGGTTGTAGATAATTTCTATTCTGACCCATATTTCGTCAGAGAGTATGCTCTCAAGCAGGAGTTTGCTGCAGACATAAATTATTTTAAGGGAAGTCGTTCGAAAGAACAATACTTTGTTCCTGGAACAAAGGAAGCATTTGAGAAAATCATGGGCATCAAAATCCGTGAATGGGAATCTCATGGAATGTGTGGAAGGTTTCAATACTGCACCTCACAAGATCCCCTTGTTTATCATAATGATGGTCAAACATGGGCAGCTATGATATATCTCAATCCAGACGCTCCTTATTGTACAGGAACTTCTCTTTTCGCCAGTAAGAATGGTGCTAGGAGAACTGGTGACCCCAACTTTACAGATGATGTATTTGCTGGTGGTTTTTATGATGAAACCAAGTTTGAGTTAGTTGACTCTATTGGTAATGTGTTCAACAGACTATTCATTTTTGATGCTCAGAATATTCATGCAGCATCAAAATACTTTGGTCAAACCAAAGAAGATTCTAGACTTTTCCACATATTCTTTTTCGACTAATGAATTTTACAGTTTATTCCAAGGAAAATTGTCCTTATTGTACTAAAGTAAAACAAGTTTTAGAGTTGACAGGATCACAGTTTGTCGTGTATACTCTAAATGAAGACTTTACCAGAGAAGAGTTTTACTCTGAATTTGGTCAAGGATCAACCTTCCCACAGGTTATTTGTGATGGTAAAAAATTAGGAGGTTCAGTTGACACAATCAGATTCCTCAAGGAACAACAAGTCATCAAGTCCTAACATAAATAAAAGCAAGAGTCACATAAACCGTGGCGTTGATTTACTGCTTAATGGAGGTAAGAGAAAGCAAACGCACCCATTCCACATCATCTTTGAGAAGATGGTTTGCTTTCTAAACAGGGAAGTCACCATCTATTTTGAGTTTTCCTTCAGTTCTAGGAAAAGAATAGTAGTTTCCCGAGGCAAAAGAAATGTTAGCAGTTAGTCTAGTTTTTGGTTCATTCATGACCGTATTGTTTCTTATTGTGGGACTTATAGGTGGTTGGGTTGCTAGAGAATATATGATGAACTATCGGGAGATTCCAAGACCTCACCCCGAAATGTTCGATAACCAGGGAAACCTGATTCCAGATGAGGTGATTGCATTTAACTTTGAAAACTATCATGACTACGAAATCAACGACGAAGAAGACGACGAGTGATACAACCAAAAAGCCAAGGACGGTAAAGGTTTCCACTTCACTGGAACTTCCTAAGAACCCCTTGGCTTTTGAAGTTCTCGAACTTGCTTCTAAACAACGCAGCAAAGCAAAGAAGGTTGAAGTTCTGAAAAAGTATGAGGATATGTCTCTTAAGATCCTCTTCGTTTGGAACTTTGATGAGAGTGTTGTGAGCGTTCTCCCAGAAGGAGATGTTCCATACTCTTCCTATGATGAACAAACTGTAAACTCTGGTACACTTTCTACCAAAATCAGTCAAGAAACCCGTAGAATGTATGAGACTGGTTCGTTCTCCATGGGAGTGACTGACCAGCAGGGTAGAACTACTATTCGTAAAGAGGCAAAAAACTTCTACTTCTTTGTTAAGGGTGGTAATGATGGTATGAACAAGATGCGTAAAGAAAGCATGTTCATTAACCTTCTCCAAGGTCTTCATCCACTCGAAGCAGAGATTGTTTGTCTTGTAAAGGATAAGAAACTATCAGACAAATACAATCTTACTCAGGATGTTGTCGCTGAGGCATATCCTGATATTCAATGGGGCAATCGTTCGTAATGGGAAAAGGCATCAACATCATTCATGTAAACTGTCAACCAGAAGCGGCTAATGATAGGAGTCTCCCACGGGACTCTTATCTTGTAACTTATGGTGATAGTGGTGAAGAAAAGCACGATATCGTTCAGGGTCTTCAATCAGACATCTTTGATCAATATTGGGATAAGTATCGTGATTTTAGGGCAATGAGTTGGACTGAGGGTACAGTCAGTCCTAAGATGTGGGGTTACAAACCATCTGAATCCAAAAAGCGAAAGTAGCTTCCACAATCTTTGGAAAAAACTCCGGTAAAATTTTTCGTCTGTAAGGTTTTGTATCACATTTTACAAAACTCACTTGCTAAATAATCGCATCAGGGGTATAATACCCTTACGTTCATCCTATGTTATCACTAGCACTAATCTTTTTTAGTCATATCGAACCTGAGCTTTTTCTTAGGTGCGAAGACTATCTTTG